GTGTCCACCACCGATTCCATACAACCCACCGAGATTGTTCTCGTAGATGTAGTTTCTGAACACGTAAGACTCAAACGGATCTCCGTTGTCTACGTCGCCGTTGGTTGACGTCTTGTCGTCGAGTCGGTTCTCTACTTCATTCTGCTCAAGGTACATGGGGCCTTCCTTGTCATCAACAGGGGTGGTGGTTCCGCTAACCTTGCGAGAGTAGTTGATGTTCTTGTTTTGGTTCAGGACATACACAACACCATCAGCACCAACGATACCAACCTTCACGAGGTCAACGTAGTCTGACGGGAGCTGTACCGTATTGTTCGAGTCAATGTCTCTCTTCAGGGACTTGATGCGAGCAGTCACATCAAACCCAAACTCTCGGATACCTCGGAGAGCTACGTTGCGAAGCATTGCGTCATTGATGTTTGAGATGTGATCATCCACATCCATGGTCAAGACAAAGTCATCCATCACCTGTCGTAAGGTGACGTAGTTCATTCCCTCGGTAGATATATCCTTAAATGCCATGTGTTATTGTTGTGAAGCGCCGTAGCTCATCAGAACGTTGTCCCTGAGGGATACTCCGATCATCATACAGATCTCTTTAACAACCTCGTCTCTGAACTCAGCAGGCAGGTCAAAGGCCCTGCAGTCAAATGGGTTGGGGATCACAAGAGACCCTGAGGTCTGAGCTGAATAAGAAGGCTGTCTCCTGTAGTCAATTTCGCCTGCCGCAAAGCGTGCACCTGCAGTCTCGTAGCGAGAGGTGGGGTTGCGGTAGTAGTTGATGTATACGTCTGAGCCGGGGCGTGGGAAGATCTCAATCTCAGACGAAACCAATCCAACGGGGAAGTCATCCGTAGGAGCAGACAGGTTGCTATTGAGGATACGGGAAATCTTTTCACTGTTATAAATCAAGTCCACGTTCACGCTGTCGTCGTTGAACACAGAGATGATTCGGTTCAGGTTCTCGGGCTTTTTGTAGACGCCTGAGTCATCGTAGATGGACGGGATGTTTACCTGCTGAAGAATCCCAGAAGAGATGTACTCAGAGATAAAGTTCTTGGCCTTTAGGTACAGAGAGTCCTCCCCGCCTAGGTCCGCACCGCTTCTTCTCAAGGCCTTGCCCTGAAGTGCGGCATCGTAGATCTTGCCAAAAATCTTAGACTGGACAGCAGGCAGGAGAGAGTTAAACATCTCTGGGCTCACAAATCCCTTCTGGTCCTTGTTGGCTAAATCGCGTACTGCATTGTATACTTCAATGACGCTAATCATGCAACAAATATACAAACAAAAAAAGAGGCCCCGAAGGGCCTCTCTGTTAACCGAGCTTCTCTAGCCTATCCTCTAGAGTAGCTAAAACAGCTGCCCCCTTTTCTGTAAGACAGAATCGAGTCATGACATCCGTCGCGTCCATACCCGCTGGAACAGACACGATCAGCTGGTTGCTGTCAAACCAGTATACTCCACTAGACTTCAGATTAATGATCTGATAGTCAGCAGCTTGAGACACAGTTGCGCGAACTGTTACTTCAGGTGAATCGAAGGCTTGAATGAAACCAGATGGATTCTTCTTCGCAGTCTGCAAAAGATCGTAACGAATCTCTGAAGTGGCTCTGTTGATGTTGATGCCGTAGTAGAGGGCCACAGGAAGCAGTTCCTGAATGTCCTTCTCGCGAACCATCATGATGGCTTCTGACTGAGAGAACTCACGAGCAAGCTCCTTTTCGGCGTCTTGTTTGTCGTCCACGAGGCGGAAGAGGCTACCTCCGTTCTCCACGTTGTCGGGGTGAGCATCGAGGAAACGTGCAAGGTTTGGCTTCTCCTTGGGGACGAGGAGGCGTCCGTTGCGGAAGATCACGGGCTCACGCACTGCGTTGTCACTCTGGTCCTCAACGAAGATTGAGTTCTCGCGGGGGCAGTAACGAATGTTGCGGATTCGGTTCTCTGATTCGTCAAAGATCTGCACGGACTTCTGCTTGAGCATCAGCACGATACCGCCTCCCTTTTGAATCTCGTAGATTCGGTTGGTGGGTTTTACCTCCTTCTGACGAATGGTGGGTTTCTTGGCGGGTGCCGCCTTAACCTTTGGTTCTGCCACAGCAGTGGGCGCTGATTTTTTAGGACGTCCAGCACGTCGCGTAGCTTGTTCAGCCATAACAAATGTATTTAATTAGAGTGAATAAAGGTCGTAAAGTTCTTTCGCAATTCGCTGAGCCTCAACAGATCCGATATCTCTACTGATAACTCCGAAGCGTCCAAGCCTTCCACTGAAGGAGTGAGTGGTGTTCTCGTTGGCAGACCCAATGTGAGTCAAGTCCAAGGTACCCGTAGTTGACCCGTTCTTGACGTTTTGAGTGCCCTCAGCGGGCTCATCGGTTACTGCAGGTATGATCGCCAACAGATTTCCGTCAGCGTTGTATACAGACACGTTAAAATCCTCATCTCTTCTGATGACGAGTACACATGGTGTGATCTCATCTAAGCTCACAAGAGTTTCGGTGATAGCCGCCTCCCCATATCTATCCTGATATGAGATGCCGATCTTGTTCTCGATATTAGACTTGATGTTGTCTACCCTACTGGCAATACCGACTCCTCCACTAGAGTCACCAGCATCAACACCGTAGATAATCGGTGCTTCCTTGGTCGTTGCCGAATTGCCATTCGAGTACACCATGTACATTGTGTAATCACCATAAATGGTTAGGCTGTTAGCCAGAGAGATGTACGAGTCTACAGAAAAGAAGGCTGTATTGATTCCTGTAGAAAAACCTGATTTTACGGTTCCAGTGAGCTGAGTCACACTTCCCGTGACGCTGCTGAAGTTATAGTCAGACCCCCCAGTTCCTGCATTTACCCAAGCAGAGATGTTACCACCGCCTCCTCCAAATACCGCATCCCTTGAATCCAAATCAAGAATCGGTTTGTTTTCGGCAGCCCCAAAGTTGATGTCATTGATCGTATTCGAGGATGCCGCAGTAAAGCCATTGTCTGTAATCACACTGGTCTTACCAGTGACTCTGTTTACAGGGTGGGCATGCAACACCGCGTTTATAAGTCCTTGATCCTCAGCATCAAAGACTAATGCTTTGCTTCCTTCTCGCAGTCCAGCGAAGTTGGAGATGCTTTCGATGGTGGTGAACTCTTCACCTACTTCACAGCTAATGGTGACGTACGACTTCTGAATAGACTCACCTGTACTTAGGTTGCTTTCGTCGTATCTAGAAACATCGTTGTAGAAGATGCTAACCCTACCTGACGAGGCGGTCATATGAGAAATAGACTTCACTGGGAGTGAAATAATCTCAATGCCAGTACCATCATCTGAGACGCTAGCTCCCGCAGCAGTAACGTCTTTCAATTTAAATATGATGAACTTATCCATTGACGCAAATATACAAACAAAAAAGAGGCCACAAAGGGCCTCTTTCTTTCGTAATAGATCAAGTATTAGGCAACAGTAACGTTCAAGCTACCAACCAATCTCCATCCAGAATCACCAACCCACATGAACTCAGCGTAGTTTCCAATAGCTGCAGCAATGGCAGCAGTGGATCCGTCCGCGAAAGTTGAAGGAGTGATGGTTGCGATACCAGCAGCATCATCCAAGATGACCTTTTTGAGCTGACCGACTTTAGAGCCATCAGCGAGAGTGATCGCAACAGCACCGCCAGCAGTCAACTCAGTGACGTAAGCGTCCACAGAAACGGCACCAGCGCCAGACTTGGTCTCTCTGATTTTATCGGGAATCAAAGGAAAAATCATGTTTCAAAAGTTTAGGACTAAGAGAAGGGGCCGAAGCCCCCTCTCCTTCGTCTAGTTAGAATCAGTACTTGAGCAACACGTGTTGGTTAGCAGCGCGAGTCACCAACGCGATCTCAGAGCGGTAGTGGAACGTAGCCACGTCCTTACCGTCTCCGCCGTTGTTGTTGTGACCCAGCACACCGCCACCAGTCACCCAGTGCTCCATCTCACGAGAGTAACCGTTAGCCTCCTTGTAGCAGAGCTCCAAAGCAGGTGCCTTCACACCAGTACGAGCATCAGCAATGTTGGCCAATGGCACCATAGCACCAGTGTAACCGCCAGTAGTAACGCCACCCAACAAGGTAGGATCGTTCAACAGCTTCCAGTCGTGCTTGTGGAAAGTGTAACCACCGCGAGTGAAGCTCTTGAATCCGAGCTGGACAGCCATGTCAGCATCGTTGTTGAACGCACCGAACTGACCGGGCAAACCAGCAGTGAGTTGCGTTCCGATACCTGCAGCCAACATGTCATCGATAGCCAAAGACTGAGTTCTGTTCAAGTACATAGCGTACTCGGCAGGAGCACCCTGCTTGTCGAGCTCAACCAAGATGGTGTCGAATTCAGTGAAGCTGTTCAAAGGATCAGCGCCAGTACCAGTCACCTGCATACCGCGAGCCTCCAAAGCAGAGAAGTAACCCTCAGAGCCAGCAACGTCAGACAAAGCACCGCCTCCGTCGTTGATCTCACCGAAGAGCAACATCATTTCACGACGATCCATGAAGCGCTTACGAGCTTCCTGCTCACCGTGCATGAACCAACGGTAGTCACCGTTTCCAATGTTCACGTAGCCGATGTTGGTAGCTTGTGATCCGTTCACTTCGTAACGGTCCTTCACGATCATGTATGGGTTCTTGCGACGCTCGGGCTCAGTCTCCAAGAAGGTCTCAGGCTGGTTGCTGCCCTGTGGGTGCATGTTGCCCAAGATGATGAACTCATCGTTAGCAGAGATAGTCACAGTGATGCTTTCACCGTCGAGGGTAGAGATGTTGAAGGTGCTTCTGTCAGAAGCAACGGTGTCAACGATGAACTTGTTGCCAGACTCTGCGTGCATCAACACGTCGTACTTGTTAGGGGTCTGCTCAACGGTGCTCACAGGATCCACAGACAAGCTGTCAGCAGAAGAAGCAGAAGAGAAAGATGCACCAGTCTCGACCACCAACTTCACGTGGCGACGACCTTCTTCGAACCACTCGACTTGGTCGGCAGAACCACCGCTGTTCACAGCGCCAGTCAACTGAAGGAAGCCAGTGATACCCTGATCGCCGTAGGTCTTGACCAAGAGGTCACGGACGTCAGGCTTGTTGAAGTCACCGTTTTGAGTGAGGAAATCGCCCAGAGCTTGATATTTTCTGGGGTCTGTTGCGAAGGCGCTAGGAGAGCCGTCGATTACGGGAGCATCAGTCCCGCGAGTTGAACCAAGAGTAGCCATGGTATAGCTTAGATTTTAAATCTCATCCCTGAGCCGCCGAGCATGATTTGTTTTAGTTGATCGACGACGGGATCAGAAGTGTTGTTAATGTTTTGCTGTTGTGGGGCGCTAGCCTGAACGTTGGCAGCTTTTTCTACCAAACCCCGCTGACCATCACTCAGGCCCTGTCTGTAGATAGACTGAGCAATCTGATCAATGTTGTCAACCAAGGCTCTGTGAGAAGAGAGCGTGTCAATGTCCCAACTACCGTCATCCCGAATGTAAGGGTCGAAGTACTCGTCGAGACGAGCGTTCTTATCCTTGAGTTGAGACTTGTAGTCGTCTTGCAAGCCAAACGTGAAAGTCTTGTCCTGACCCAGATCGAATTCCAATCCAGTCAGTGAGTCGACCTCACGAGACATGTTCGCGATCCACTCGTCATCAACGATGGACTGAGGCTGTTGATCTTGTTGCTGGGGCTCTGGGGCGCGGTAGGTCTCTCTCAGATCCGTAATGCGCTTACGAGACTCAGCAGCGTCAATCTTCAGCTGCAGTTGTGAAAGCTTGATCTCATCCTCCGTGTGAACGTCGGGATCGAGCTTGTATTTGCTGTTCAAGAGAATGTCGATCTCCTGTCCGCTAAGGTCCTTGTACTCCGTAGCCATGCTCACGCGAACCGCCATAACGTCATCCATCTCAGATGGGTTAAGGGATTGGTATGTGAACCAGTCTTGAGGAGAACGTCCAGTCTCTTGAACGAACTTAGAGATAGCTTCGACTCTCTCGTCGAGCGGGGTGGAGGGCTCAGTGACAGGCGTCAAGTCGTCGAAAGAAGTGATTTCGCGTCCAAGCCTCTCGCTCAGAAAGCTCATCACAGCACCCTCGATGTCTTGGTCGCTGTAGTCTTGAGTCTCCGTTGGTCGCTCCTGCGATTCAGGAGCGTTATCAACTATAGTTTCTTGAATCGGTTCGGCGGATGGCGCCTCAGTATCAACGACCGACTCCTGAACTGGAGCCTCTGGTGTTTCTACTGGTGCTTCCTGTGCGGGAGCTTCTGCGACCTGAGGTTCAGACTGAGCCATGCTAGCCTGAAATTCCGACGCATCATTGAAGATCTCGAACGTACCGCCTTCTGTTGGATTGTTATCCTCCATTGTATTTAATTAAGGGTGTTTGTTCGTTACGCTGGGCCGTAGTAGGCGATGATAGAGCCTGAGGCAATATCAACGGTATCCCACTTGCCGTAGATGGTGATGCCTTTTGGGAAGACGTCAGCAGAAGTGACGAGGTCGCCAGTAGCGTCGAAGTCATTGTCTACTCCATCAGACCCAAAGATCTGCTTGTTGTTCACCGCCTGAAGGTCACGGAATGTAGTGTCCTCCAAGCAAGTGATAGCAACGAAAGCATATCCGCTAGGACACGTCAGGTCCTGCGCGGTGGTGGTGTTACAAAAGCAAGAACCAAGCTGCCCGAAAGCAGCCTGATTCGCTTCACCTGTGTTAGAAAGGTTTGCCATTTTATGTGAGTTTAACTGCTGAGCTATCCAAACCGAAGACCGCACACTCAACCATCTGGTCGACGTCAGTGGAGTAAGCCTTCATGGTCTGATCGTTCTGAGCAGGGATAAACGCGAATTCTCCGCCACCAATCTTCATGACTACTGGATCGTCAGTGGCTGTTTCGGCATACAAGTACACATACTTCTCCTTGTCCTTGGACAGGTTCTTGATGTACAGGTAGGCGTTTTCGAGCTTATCGCTTGCCTTGTAGACAGTGATAGCATCTGAGCCAGCAGCAGTGCCAAGAATCTTGACGCGCTGGACATTGCCAGAGTCAGCATTGATGATCATGTTCACCCCGATGTTAATCGGTGATGTCATGACCGTGGTGGTAGAGAGACTAAGTGTAGCTCTTACCGTACCCATTATGCTTCGTAGATAACGAGGTATTCAACAGTCATGTTGACTGCAGATGTGTCGATGTCGATGTCTGCGTTGTCGCCAGTGGTGTCTGCACTCCAAGGCATGAACAAGAAGTCACCTGCATACAAGCGTCCGACCTCAGTAGCACCGACCTTGACGGTGATGTACTCAGAAGCGGTTGATGAGATGTTCTTGATGTAGACCTTGTGAGCCTTGTCATCGGAGTAGTCCGCTGCGAGGATCAGAGCTGTGTCAGTCTGAGCAGACGCATAGAACTTTCGTGCAACGCCCGTAGTCTGATCGAGACCAGTAGCGTTACCAGCCTTGGTGAGCTGAGTGGTGGTGCTCAGAGAGAGAGCATCGCCAGTCAAGTCTCCACTCGAAAGCGTGAGGGTTGCTGTTGTAGTAGCCATGTTAGTAGTAAGTGGTTTTTAGTATTGCAAATATATCACTTTTTCTTTTTGTCTGCTCTGATCTTCGCGGCCTCCTTTTTACCGAACGGGGAATTCACTCTAGCGGCAGCCCACTCGTGTTGAGTGACGTTAGGCCTGTTACCAGAACTCATGTATGCGGCAAGACCTCTCTTGTATACTTCCTTCTCGGCGGCATCAAGACCAGCCATGCCTCCCTTATTCAGTTTCTTAACTGCTCTCATAATTTATCTCTTTCTTTCATTAGAGCCTGCAAGTTCTTTGGGTATGGCTTACCCTTCTTGTAGATCTCTGCGATCTTGCGAATGAGCTCTGCTCTACGAGTAGGGTTCTTGCTGCCCCTAAGGTATTTCTTGTTGATATTCATGAGTGGTTGACGAGCTTGAACTTAGCCTTGGCAATTGCCTTATCGTGAGGCTTGTAGTCTCCCTTCATCAAGAAGTATCTACCACCCTCCTGCATCCAATGGTACCCAGATGGAGGCGGTACCTCGACCGACTTCTGAGAGATCTTGAGCTTGCCCCCCTTGTTGTACTTAACGGTGTTCATCACCACTTAACCTTATTGGCCCAGTAGGCTGCGCTCATCTTACCCTTGGCAATGTTCTTTGCGTGACGGGCCTTGAATGAAGCGCGTTTCTTTTTCATCTTGGAGCCCTCACCAGCCTTAGGCTTGCCCGCTGTCTTAGCACCCTGCTCCCCAAAGCGAATCAGCTTGACCTTGTCACCAACCTTAGCCAACACGATGTGTGACTTCTTCGGGTGCTTGGGTGTACGCTTTGCTTTGTTGACACCAGCCAATCCATACTTCTTGAGCATGTTCTTGACTCTCTTCCCTACTGCGCTTGGAGATCCCATGATGCAAATATATCAAATATCAGAAGAGTACTCCATTAGGTTCCCGTGGCGTAAGTCATCAAGCTTATCAGCGTCTGAGATAGAGTCATCTGTGTAGAACGATACCGACGGAATGTTGCCTGCTTTGGCCCACGTCACCGCTCCTGACTCGGTCTCGAAGTATTCTTCAATACCAGACATCCTGATCACATACCCAGCCGTGATCTTGTTGCCAGTATCTGTTGCAGTCTTTGCCATTAGAATACAGAGTAGTGATTGTTTATATCTGTCATTACGTTCGCTCTAGTTGGCATCGTGTCAGACCAAATAATTAACTCGGATACGTAGCCTTGAAGTTGTGCGTTTCCGTTATCTGACCTCCTGCCAATAGCAGCCTTTAAGCTACCGTTATTGATAGTACCAGAGCTAGGGTAGCCTGTGTCTGTATCTGCTTTGTCACCGTTGAAATCAATATCACCTTCATAAGGTGAGGCAGAGACATAGGCGTTTATGATGTATTCATCATTGACAGATATTGTCGTGTTGCTGTCGCTCCTTCCAAGCTCTCCACCACTATATCTTGCAGAGATTCTAAGCTTGGATGACGCACCCAATACGCTAAGCTGAGTGACCTGAGTCGATGTTGAAGAAGACCACTGGCTAAATACTTGTTGTGCAGTGGTCACAGACTTAAACTCAGTAACTGCTGAGATAAGCAACTCATCACCGTTGTTAGAGACAAACGTATTCTCCAACCATCTTGCAGTAGAGCCAAAGTAAAAATCAAGCGCTGGGATTGAGTTGTCTGTGGTGGTAATTAGGTTTCCAGAACCGTCAACAATGTAGGGCCTTGACCCTGCCGTAGACTGAGTCATGTTGTTCCCGTTTCCAGATTGATCCAGCCAAGTCGAAATCCTGCCGTAGTTGCTGCCGCAGTGGGATGCAAGGGCTGCTGTGTCTAGGTTCCCACTCGAATCAAACCCAATAGTAGCGAAACCTCCTGATGAGTTTTCTACAACGATAGCCCCAGTAGCCGAAGAAGACAGCTTTCGAAGGCTGTAAGCAGCTACTGATCCACTATAAGTGTCCAAGAAGTAATCAACTGGAACACTAGAACCAGACACCTTCGATATGCTGTCTTTAAGCACACCATCTACTTTGCTAAGACTAGTCCAAGAAACTCCAGAAAGCTTGTCTATGCTCATGACAACTCAACCCAGTCTTTAGACGGATCAAAGTAAATCTCTCTGGTGCCTGCGTTTGTGCAGTACCCTACAATCCTGACGACATCACCACTGCCTGAAGGTGCTGTGTTGGTAATCTCACCAGAAGTGCCTGAGACATACAGCACGTCTCCAGTTGTGAATCCAGCCCAGTCTCCATGACGAGCAAGACCCTTGATGAGGTACTTGGGTGAGTCGTCTACAATCGCAATACCTAGCATACCTGTAGATGACGAAACAGCATCTGCATCAGTCTCCTCCCATTGCTGGGATGAGTCAAGATAGTAGAGCTTTCCCTGCTCTATGTCTCCGTCAACCCCAGCAGGTCCGCTACCGAAAGACACAATGTCTCCGTAGTACTGATCACTACTTGTGGGGGATGGTATTTCTCTCTGACCTTTGATAGTCAAGGTACTGCCATCAAACACAAGGGAGTTTTCAGCAGTCAAGGCAGAGGTGCCGTTGCCAGTAATGACGCTGTTTGATGTGAAGGAGGTTGCACCCGTACCCCCTCTAGTGACGGGAAGCGTTCCTGCAGAGAGATCTGAAGCGCTGCCGCTAGTAGCTACATCTGCTAGAGTAGTAGGCGTGGCTACGCCAGATGCATTGCCGATCCAAGCTTGACCGTCGGGAATGTTGGGTACATCGTTAGCCCTTCCAGCACCCATAATGATGCCAGAGATCTTGTTGCCACTCGTGTTTACCTTGATGATAATCCCAAGGTTTTGAATAGCATTTGTGCCAGTCGGCTTGGTTGTGGTCCAGCCACCAGAAGCACCTAAGTAAACAGTCTGACCCTCTGAGTAGATAGAGGCGTCAGGAACGTCTACGTTGTTGATAAAACCAATAGCAATACCCAACCCCTCACCATCGTCAGCGAGGTCTTGATCTAAGACAAAATGAGCTGGATAGTTCGTGGCTGCATCTGCAGCAATAACCTCGGCTTGATTCCCGACAGAGCCCGTAACGTGGACAGGAGTTCCCTTTGCAAGCGGGCCTCCGCTTACGTTCTTTACGTTTTCAGAAATAGTCTTCGGGTAACCAAAAGAAACTGTACCTGCACCGTCTGTGGTGAGGACCTGTCCATCATCACCGTCATCAGAAGGCAAAGTGTACGCACTCCACTTTAAGTTGTAGTCAGTGGCCCCGTCTTTTTGAAGGAACTCATTGTTGGATCCGCCAGAGATAACGCCTACGCCAGCAACACCCTGAGAGCCCTGAGGTCCAGCAGCACCAGTATCACCCTTCGCACCCTTGGAGGTTACAGCAACAGGGCTAGAAGCAACACTGTTTACAGTAACCGCCGTCGAAGCAGATACATTGACGTCTACAGAAGTAGAGTCTTGAACCGTTACTGTAATGTCACTCATTACGCATCGATGGCTTCAGAGATGTCCTCGTTCACCACAAACGAACCAAACAGGATTGTCTTGTGGATATCCAATCCGCCAGTAGTGCTTGGCTTGATGTACTGGATGTCGTAAGAGTACTTACCCGAAGCAATGGACCGCATCGTCAAAGCCGAAGCCTGAATGGTTGCGTTACCGCTGTCATCCACAGAAACTGGTTCAAAGTTGTTGGCAGCCTTGACACCCACGTCCGATGTGCCGAGGATGAGTCCACCCTTACCAGTTTCGTTAGGCAAGAGGTTCTCTCTCACCTGAACAATGAATCGGTAGTTGTCGGTAGCCAAAGGGAGTGCCGTACCCGCAGAGTCCTTGAGAGTGACTGTGAGCGTGAAGGTGTCACCACGCTTGCACGTGATGTCCAGTCTAGTAGATTCGTCGAGGTTTACTTTACTCGCCATTATTCAAACATATTTGTAAATGGTTGGGGCTCTCCTTGGATTTCTCCACGGTTGCCCTTGCGCTGTGAGATAAGCTGAGACTGCTTAACTGCTTGCTTATCAACACGTTCGTCCTTGCGATCCTCCTTGAGGACCTCCAGCTTTTCTTTAAACTCCTGCTCCTCTGTGCGGAATCCGAGAGTAGCCTGTGCTCTGATCATTTCGATCTGCTTGCGCATCTCGTGCTCCATCTGCATGCGCTGCAACTCCAACTGACTCTTCATCTGCTCCATCTGCATATCGATCTCTGCTTTCATCTGCATCTCCTGCTGCTTGGCCTGAGATGCTGCTTGAGCTGACTGCTGAGCCACCTGAGCCTGCATAGCTGAGTTCTGCTGAGAGATCTCTTGCATGCGCTTCATGCGCTTGTTGCGACGAACCACGAGGAGTCTTTCCGCTTGATTGATGTCACGCATGTTTCGGATAGCAATGGCATCCTCGATATCCAACTCCTTCTGACCCAAGGCCATCTGGATGTTCTGCTCAAGGTACATGCGGTCCTTATCCTCCATGTCCTTAACTACCTGAACACCAAAGTTGTACATAGGTAGATCACCGAAGCTGCTGAGGACCTTCATGTTGGTCTCACCGATAGCGTTGGTGTAGGCTTTGTAGATAGGAGTTTCTTGAGGAAGGATCTGCAGACACTTGACGATGTCTTCGCAAACCTTCTTGTAGATGACCATGGCTGCATTGGTGATGTCGTAGATGGCGTTGTTGCCAGCCGCGATGGCGTTCTGCTGAACACCCACCAACGTATCTCCCTTAGGAGTAGATGCATCCATCATCTCATTGATTCCCGTCACGTCGCGGATCATGCGGAGGTAGTGGTTGTACAAACTCACCAACTCGTTGATGTTGCGAATGTGGTTGTCAATGGTTCTGACAGGTGGGTTCTGAAATCCTCCCTCTGGGTTCTTGCTTCTGTAGTAGAAGACACCAGTCTGCTCGTAGATGTCGTGCAGCTCCAATGGCTGAAGCTCACCACCCTTACCGAGCTGGACATTCTCCAGTCCCTCGATGTCAATAATCAGTCCATCAGGCTTCGCCTTGGCAAGTGCCTGCTGAAGCTTGAGGTGGGTGATCTGCAACATGTCCGCAAAGCCAACGCATCCGTCAATCAATGACTTAGGAATCATACGTCTGATGTTCGTGGCGATGCACGAGTAAGACATACGAGCCTTAGAGATGTCGTGGATGTTCTTTGGGACGTTGCTCTTCATTCCGTAGTCGAAGAGCTTGTCGCAACCCATGATGTAGGAACCACCGTAGATGGTTTGAATCTCAAGCTTGTGAGGCTTGCGTGAGAACACGGAGTTCTTCTTCTCCTTGTAGTTAAATCCTTCGTAGAAGAAACCGCTGTTACCGTACTGATTCTCTTTCTCTTCGAAGTAGATGCAGTCGGTGGACACAAACTCAAAGTCCAAGATGTCAACCATGAACTCATCGTAACCATACATGGTTCTGTTCAGGCTACGGTCGTACTGGGTGTCGTTGAGCTTTGACTTGTCGTACCCGTTCTGGTTTGCCACGGTGGTGGCGATTTTCTTGAAGTCCTCTTCTGTGAGCTGACCCCCAGCCAATCGCTTCAACTCGCTGATGCTCACGCGCTTAACGTGGCCAGCGTAGTTCAAGTCATTCATACCGGGATCTTCGGTGTAGCTGTGGACGAAGTTGATTGGATCCACATACTCCTCCTTGATCCCGTAGCTTGGGTCGTTGCTTCTCTTGACGACGCCCATCCCCAGAGCGACGAGGTCATTAACGACCCTCCTGAAGATGCCGTCGTTGAAGTTGCTCCAAGACAAAGTCAGGTTCGTTCCAATCTGTGCAGCAATCTCTGCATCAGTCTTCACGTTGGTTTCCAAGAAGATTTCAGCCTCCTCAAGAGTCTCTGGCAAAGTCTCTGGGTCATCACCCAGCACGAGCCCTCCAGTCATCTCCTTAAGCTTCAAAAGCTCTTCACGGAGCATGACCTGATTCTTTACCCTGTTCTTCTCCTTTTGCTTCTCTGATGAAGAGATAGGATCAATCGCCTCAAGGTTAGGATACGGATCTCTTGACAGAATCTTGTTTGAGACAATCTTGGCGAACTTAGGGAGGATTGGGACAGGGGTGTAATCGAGGTTGACCAAACTGCCATCAGCATTGTTTGGATCGAGGTTGGTCAGGATCTGCTTGTAGATAGTTGTATCCTGAGTACCGTTGGCGTACTCCCTGTTACGCTCAAATGTTTTGTTTCGCTGTCTGATCAGAGAGTTCTGATTGGTCAGGCTTCCCCACTGGCTCTCGATAGCCTTGGCGTAGTTCGCGCCGTAAGCCTCTGAAGATTTTTCTTGTTGAGAAGCTAGCGGATCGGGGAAGTTGCTAGACTTCTTGTTACCATATGACTGCATTACTGTGGGCGCATTTTGTGCAAATATAAGAAATTACCCGATGGGCTTATATCGCCTAAAGAACTTGGCCTCAGTCAGGTTAGACTCCTTCTTTTTTTGTTTAATTTTCTGGGCAGCAAGGAGGCATAGACCAGAACTAATAGAAAGGTCAAACTTGGTTCTGTTGTCGATCTTAAAACCAATCCAGTCCTCCAGCGTTGCATTGAAGTACATCTTCCCGTAATCTCCAGTATCCCTGTTGATGCCTACGTAGTCGTGGATGTAGGCTTCGATTGCATGAGCATGAGCCTGAATAACCTCCTGAGAGTTAGAAGGTATACCCTTGGTCTTCACGTTCACTTTAGCGTTGGGGGCGGAAAGATGTCTTGGGCGATTCATTAAGTAACCGTCGTAACCTCTTGACTCAAAGTATCTTGCGATACCGTACTTGTTGTTCTCGATCAAGAGAGGGTACCCATAGAAGACCGCTGCCATGAGGCAGTCCTCGTAGAAGATCTTAGCTAAAGGTGGACGGGACGCATACTCCACTACAAACATGTTCGATGGATGCTCCATGTGAAACTTGTTGTAGAGATGTAGCGCACCCTTAGACCCCCGTCCGTCGACGGTGGCATCGAGGTCATAAGAGTCAACCCCGCCTACCCCCAGCTCTGCATTGGGTGGAATACGTTTGTTTCTTTCGAACTTCTTCTGGTTCCTCAGCTCTTCGGGTGGCATCCATGCAACTCGAAACCTGCCTTGGGGGTCAGGCTTGAAGACCACTTGGGTGTCCTGAACGCCGTTCTTCCATACGAAGTTACCCCTGACTACAGGGTTGGGGAACAGGTCGTCGTTGTACTGAACCTGCTCATAGATCTTGCCGATGTTGAAGAGACTACCTTCGATACTGTCACGGAAAGCCTCGTCAGTGGTGAAGGGGAACTGCCTCGTTATCTCATTGAGTTCCGAAGGATCATCCTTAAGACTCTCTCTTTCATTCTTGAGAAAGGTCTTCGCACCCATAAAAACAGAATCGCCGTCAAGCCCATCCACCACAACAGGAGGGTCGTCAACAATGGGTCTACCGTAAACATCGAAAAATCCTTCTAATGATTCGTACGAAGGTATAAAAAGTCGGTACAGTCCAGATCGGGTTCTACCATTTGCGTTTCTCTGGGTAGGGTCGGAGTCAGCCCACAAGTCCTTGTACTCCTTGCCACCCTTATCCATAGGATTCACGGTGCTACCAACCAGAGCCTTGCCTACAATCTTGCGTCCAACGATGAGACACGTACGCTGGATCCTCCAAGCGTCACGGATGTCTGTTGGCTTCTCCCACTTGCCCGCCTCATCGAGATACAAGATGTGAAGCTTCTCACCGTCGTATGCGTTGTTAGTGGTATTCTTCCAGTTGATGACCGTGTTCAGGGCTTCTCCCGAGAGAGAAGTTTTATTGTTCTTCGTAATACGTTTTGAAGGCTCTCTAAAAGCGAGCTCCATCCTTGGGTTGGTTGTACCATCTTGAATTGGTTTAAAGAAGAACGGGTAGTGACGGAACATTTGAACCACCTTCTTCATGAAGATGTTCTCCTGAGCATCCTTACCCGTCTTGGATTGAATACCTAACAGCTTGTCCTTGACCTGTGTGGCCTCATCTAGAAGCACAGACGAGCAGATATTCGTATACCCGCTACGCCTGCACTTCGTGTAGAGCTGCCCGATACATCGGGAGTCCGCCTCACACGCTGCCATATGTATGAAAATATCTCTCTGAAAGGACAGGAAGCTAGGATAACCAATATCCAGCTTCGTCCATTGAAGCATCATGTAGTGACGCCCCGTAATGTATGTAGGCTCACCGTCATTAAAAAACCAAAAGCCCTCACGCCGACGGCGAAACTCCTCCTCGATATACGGAGAAAACCTTTGTCTGAACTCCCTAGGCATCTCGCTCCACTCATCCATAGAACGAACCCTAGACAACTCCTCGGGCATAGACCGCCTCTTCCACATTTGCATGTCGACTGACTCTCCATATCCCGCAATCTCCTCTTCGGGAGGCTGAGCGGGAAGAACAATGACCAGCCCACCGAGCTCGATAACGTCACCCTGTGTGCCCTTGGGACAAATTGAGATAGCAAGGTCCTCATACTCTTCTATGTTGACGAGAGACCCCATCAGAATACCTGACCGTACCGATTGCTTCGGAAACTTGGTGCACCAGACTTAGGGTCTTTGAGGTCCATGTATTTGCCGCATAGGCATTGGATGTCATGCTTAGCAGATCCGTCGATGATCTTGATGGATACGCCGCTCCTACTCTCTTCGTGGTCGCAGCATTTGCAGATGTAATCAGCCATGATTGTTTATTTAATTTGTACGCGAGGAGGGAATCGAACCCCCAGCCTACACTTTAGAAGAGTGTTGCTCTATCCAGTTGAGCTACTCGCGCGTTCTGTTATTTGTTTCTTCTCTCGTGTGTCTTTAATCTGTGGCAGTTGGCGCACCTAACTTCGCATTTTCTGATCTCTTCTTTTATTGTAGTCAGTCCATAAGACTGATTCACCATGTCAGCTATGTTGTTGATCTTGTCTCCCCTTACGTGATCAAACTCAAGGATAATTGGATTGTTTACTCCGCAGTCAACACAACCGTACATTCTCTTTACTCTGCTGACAAACTCCCTAGACCATTTGCGCTGGTTCCTATTGAATGCCTTAGCCTTATCCTTGTAAGCTTTCTTATGCTTTTGATAATGCTTCTTTTGGTACTCTCTGTTGTAGCGCCTACGAGCTTCGGGGTCTTTCAGTGGCATCAGTCCTCGAATTCATCGTTCCAAGACTCTTCCCAGAATTTGAAATCGGTCTTGTTTTTTTGAAAGACGATTGCCCTCCAATCATTTAGAGAATCTCTCAGCGAAACCTCCGCTGTAGTCTTTTGCTTCTCCGATCTCTCCATTGCTCTGTAGGTCTTTAATCATTTGCTCCAACCGCTGACGCTCAACGATTAGCTCCTTACAATCAGTAGCGGTCTGCTTGATAGACTGAAGCTCAGCCTTGCGTGCGCTTCCGTTGACCTCTGGGTCTACTGGCTTCTTGATCTCATCAATCATGTTGTTAATGGCGACCTCCATGCTCTCCATAAGCCTGCCAGCAGCCTCAATCGTTGTGAACTTCTTGCGTGGCAAAGCGTACGTATTGTGGTGTTTTCTCTCCCATGTATGCTCCTACGACGTTGTAGTTTAAGTACTCCACCGCATCCTCATACTCCAGCCCCTCGCAAATAAGAATCTCAATCATCTTGTCGATGTCGTAGATGGCCACGACGTTAGCACCGTAGGTGCAACCAACAAGCGCATCGTCAAAGCCGTCAGCTGTGAGGCATTCTTCCTCAGCAAGGATCTCCATAAGTTCCTCCCTGTCCATCACTTCTCTACGTATAAGAGGTCCTCAGTACGGGTACGGTAGTGCTCCTTTCCGTCGATCTTGATTCGGTAGTCTGCGTTCTTCACAAACCCAACGATATCCCCCTTTTTGACTCCGAGCTCTTCAAGCCATGGAGCATCGAAAGAGACGCGGCCCTTACGAGGGAGCTTATCGTTCAGCTCAATAACCTCGATGACGTCAGACACAAACTCATCTTCCTGATCCACCGACTCTAGAAGAGCCCAGCCTCCGATAGGCTTTACCTCCCCAGTGTCCTTGCACTTGAACGCAATGGCTTGATTACCAATGGTGTGCTTCGGATCAAACCGTACAATGTAGTTGTTGTCGTTGCCAGTAAGTGGCTGACCGTCGTTGATTACAACGTGGTGGTGGAAGTAGAGGGTATCTCCTTCCTTGACGCCTGTGTTGTGCTTGACGGGGGCGCATACCACGGGCCCCTCTGTGATTCGGTTATTGAACTCACCCATTTCAAATCGGGTATCGATGTAGAGTTCCAACCCACTGTCCGTAGTGATGGTGTCATTGACCCTTTTTTCTAGCTCAACGACGAATAGATCGAGTGTTTTCATTTAGAAGTTGCAATCGAATTCAATTAAACATGGCATGTCGTCTACGGCTTTCCATAGAACCTGCCCTTCATCGTTCTCCAAATATACAAGATATCTAGTCTTTCCGTGAAGGTGCAGATGCCTGTCATCTAATACGATTGCACAAACTTCTCCGCTGCCAGCTCTCATGCCTACATAATAGGCCATGGCGTTCTTCGGATCTCTCCCGATAATAATCTTCCTAATAAGTCCTTCCATTCAATTAAGGGAAATCCCAAGACCGCTGATCAGATCGTCTAGATCTGGTCCTTCGTCCTCAGGAGGTGAGTATGAGTCGGTCATGAAGTCCTTGACAATCTCAAGCTCTCCCTCAGTTTGAATGTTGTAGTGGAAGAAAGCCTTCATATTGCTGGTCTCTTCATCAAAAGGCTCCAGCAAACCTACGACAAAAGCTGAAATAACTTTATCTTCTAATCCGTATTTATGGACTAACTCGGAGAGGGCACCAGACAACTCCTGCATTTCGAACCAAAAACCCTCTTCCTCCATGTCGTTGTACCGATCCATATCCATATGCCAAAAAGTTTAGTTTCGAAAAAGAAGCTCTTCAGGGACTTCTCCTACCTTAATCAAAGGTACGTAAAAAAAAATCACCTTAAGTATCTGAGAACTAGGACACTAGGGTTCTGCAAGAGATACGACATCTTCGAGAAAGAGCTGAACTTCATGCTGTGGGCGTATGACCTAGAGTTCTGGACACTCGACTTTGCAGCAGAAGACTACGAGTACAACAAGACTAAGCTTGCGGATCGAATTGTATATCAGTTAGTTAACGAGGGTTACGTGTACAAACACTTTGATAAACTCACCCCCTCAGACTCCAGAGAAGATCACCTGTTCCGTGAGGAGACGAAGATGAACTACCGAGTTAGATATGCCCTAACGCAGAAAGCCCGCTTGTTAGTGCAGGCTTTCTACAGAGAACTAGAAGGCTGATTAGATCAGCTCTTTGAGCGCAGAGAGCAAGCAGGCGTCGTTCTCCAACGTACCGCCGTCTTCGGTCACCCTCTTGTCGAAAGCAGATCTGAGTAGCTCCTCCAGAGGAGATACGGGAGCCCCATGGATCAGAGATGTTCCAAGTCCTAACATCAGTCTTCGTCTTCAGGTTCGGGGAACAAATCAGGACGCTGCACTTTGCACTCTTCGATCCACTCAGCGATGGCACTAGAGGACCCGAACATGTGAACACCCATAGGAGCGCACCACACCATCTGGTTGTCCCAGTCGGTATCAGGGTCTCCGTTCCACAACACGTCTACGTGGTAGTTGTCTGACAGTACAGCTGCTGTAAGCTCGTTACCGTCGTCATCGTAAGTGGCTGGGGTAGTCACGATGTTGCCTAGGCGCACGATGGAGTGTGAGTGCGTAGGGTTGCCTTCGGAGTCAAGGCCGAGGGCGTTGATCTTCGTAGTTGCAGCTGACTTGCTGCCAAACTCGTATTTTCTAAATGTTCTCATGGTTTCTTACAGATTATTCTACTAGAGCGTTGCACTCAGAGTCGCTTAGTGCTGAATCAAAGATTTTGATGTTATTGATTCTAGGACCGTTGCTTTTAATCTTAAACGTCTTTAGGTCTACAGCTGAACTCAGGGCAGTGCCGCTTCTTTTGGTTGGTGTTCCTGAGTCGTTGTGGAACAAGTCAAAGGATGTTGTACCATCAATCCTAGCCACCCACTTTTTTGTTGAGCTGCTGTAGATAGTGCTTATAGGATAAGCATTATTTAGCTGATCGTAAATTCTAAATCCATCGACATCTCCATACCATCTACCTTCAATCCCATCTACGTCTGAAGAGTTCTCAGTTTGAAAGGTGACGGTGTTGACTACTGGGTTGTGAGTTTGATCGAAGTCAAACAAGATGGTGTATGAATTCCCTATATCGAGATCATCAATCGTTTCGCAAACTTCAGCAGCCCGCGTGTCTGATGCCCCGTAAGTAGGGATGTACGAGGTGGGGTAAGCGTCAACGTTGTTTTCCCCCTTTTCAATCTGCATCCCCCAGATGTAAATGCTGTCAGCTGTGTCAGAGTCGTTGGTGAAGTGAAACCCAACTTTTTCAGTGTCCGACAATGTTGTAAAGGTCTGGTCGAGTCGCTCCCACTCTCCGCTGAAGGTGTGACGAACCTTAGACGCACCTACGTAGTCACCTGTAATTCTCTTGAACTGGTAACTCATTGTCTCTCCAGACGTTCCCTTGACATACGCAGAGGCACAAAAAGATTGACCCCTGTTACCTGAAGCAATGTCAGCAAAAAACTGCTGCCTGTCGTTAGGAGCTCCCAGCAGGTTTGTAATCTCCACCACCCCTCCTTTGTATCCTGTTGGACTAACCACGTCTTGATCTAGAGTAGCCGTTGCAGCACCCTGCAATGAGTCAACGCCTTCTGAGTTCAAGCAGATGTTTGTTCTGCTGGGCTCTACCAAAAGCTGAGCACTACCGCTGGTGTAATCAATGCGTGGGAGGTTATCAAGGACACCTGTTTTTGCTGTGGTCGCTCCAGAATCCAAGTATTCATTCGCTACAAATCCCCTATCCCACTGAGCATCCTGAACATAGATACCGCCTCTGTTTGTACCGCCCTCATCTCTACTCGCGGCAAAGTTATAGCTGTTGTCACCATTAGAAATTCCGAATGCGACAGAGGTAACTGTAGCGCTGTTGTTTACAGCAACGGAGCATCTGTACCAGCCGTTGCCTGCAGGAACCATCTTTGCCTCAATGACAGCTGTACCCACCGTGCCTACTTCTCCATTTTCAAGGTCGAAGTATGCATCCATAGTCCCAGTGTTGGTTCTAATTACAAGCCACTTATATCCAAGAGCCTTGGCGTAAATGCTAAAGGTTTGAACTGCTGCAATGTTTGGTGCGGACGTGTTGAATTGATGGACAGAAGTAGTTGGTGGCGTGTTTGTGGTGCTCAAGATGAAGCTTGCACCTCCGCTCCCGTCATAGCCCTGCTCTCCGTCAGGCACATTTTGAGGATTGTTGTTTGGGCCGTAATACGCCGCCAAGCCCTGATGACCCCAGTCAAAAATGTTGTTCCTAAAGTCATTGCTGTGAGTGAACTGATTCTCTCTGAACTTCTCGACCAAACCGTCTTTGTTCACTCTCGTAGCAGCGATGTCTGCTGTGCGAGTAAACTTTAAATCACGTGGTATGTACTTACCAGAAGTATCTCCCACGGCAAAGCCAAGCAAGTTCCTGTTGTCAGTGCCGTCGTTCTTTGCCGCCCAGTTACCTCCACCGAGCTCTAGTCGTGCTTTACTCATATTCCGTGTAGCTTAATTCTGATGCCATCTGTCCAAAGGTACTGTAGCTTGTTCCAGTGATAATCTCTGAGTCGTTGGTAGACAGGGCAGAGTCGAACAAGATGGCTTGCTTTACTGCGTGCCCGCTTTGGTCGGTCGCTGGAGTTCTGTACAGAGATATCTTATCGTAGATATCTGTGGCGGTGATGGGCTTGGTGTCTGTAAGGCTTCCATTAACAAACACATCCATGGTCGTGCCATCTATCCTAGCCAAAACCTTAAAGGACTCGTTGATGTTGATTGTACCGCCCGTAGCGTTCACTGATGTTCCACCTTCTTTATGCTGAACAACCAAGGGGAATGTAGTGGCGCCAGCTGCACTTCCGTGAATGAGAAGCCTGTTGTTCGTGTCAGTACCGATTCTCAGCCTAAACATGCTGATTTGCCCAGCATCTGGTGCTACGTGCTTTCCTTCAAAGAACACAGAGCAAGAGGTACCCATCGTAATTCCGTGAGTAAGCTCGTTAGGGTCGTCGTAAGTCCTTGTGGCACTGGCACCATAAGTTGGGATGTAAGAAGTAGCGTAGCTGCCTTCTTCAACCTGAGCGCCCCAGAGCAAAATCTCGCCGCCTAAGTTCCCACTTGCAAAGTAAACAGAGTAGTTGGTGTCGGTGGAGTCAGTTGTGAAGCTTACTTCGATTCGCTTCCACTCCGTTGTACTTAGCTGAGAAACATAAGATGTAGAGGCAACGACATCAACACTAGAGTCAGTGTTGTACACCCTGTAATGAGCATTTGTTGCATCTACATTCTTGGCGTAAAAGCTAAACACATATTCTGTAGAGGTGTCAAGGGTTAAGGGTGCTGATCTCAAGATGTTATACTCAGACCCCACGCTTTCAAAACTGGTTGCGTTCAGAACACCTTCAGGGCTCGTGGCTGAATTGTTAGTTCTTGTGCCAGAAGAGTTTAGTTGCCAGTAGGTCTGGTTTGTGAAATACTCGCTATGGGGCAATTTGTTAACTCTCGTAGGCTCTATCAACAAGGCTGGGCATTCACCGCCTGTGTAGTCGAATCGAGGCTCGTCTTCGAGCAAACCAGCTTTGCCTGTGGTGGAGCCTGAGTCGATGTAGTCAGTAGCGACCAGCCCCACTTCTGCCTGAGCATCTTGGATAAGCAAAGTACCATCAGTAGAGTTCGATGCCCCACCAGTGGTGACATAGAAGTAAAACTTCGTCAGGGTCTTGTCAAACGTCATTGAACATCTGTACCATCCATCGTTACCAACCTTAGTGATGGTTTGTGTAATAGAATTGTCTGGTGTTCCAAGGACAGAGCCTTCTCCTGTAAGTGCAAAGAATACACTAACGTGATTACTTCCTCCGCTTTCATTGCCGTAAAGCCTAATGCCGCTACCAGAAACACTTTTCGCGTATACACTGACAGTCTTAACCCCCGTCGTCGTAAGGGATTGATTAACGTTCCCGCTCTCTCCAGAGACAGTCAGTTGCCAAGCGTCAGATGTTCCGTCATATCCAGCTAATCCGCTTGTAAGCGTCGTACCGCTACCTTGAGTCCCCCAGACAGCATTGTTGAAGGTGTTTGAGTGAAGAGCTAAGTTTTCTCTCCCCTTCTCAATGTACCCGTCCTTACCAACGCGAGTGGCAGTGAGGTTGGTGCCTCTCTCAAAGGTGAAATCGGCAGCCACTCCCTCTACTTCCTTTACAGAGACGTTGTCAACCGAAGCGTCTACAGCACTATCAGTGGAGTAGCGAGCGATGGTAAGTGTGGTTCCTTCAGCCGTGTAAAAGAACTCATAAGAACCAGATGTTGTGACCAGCCCTATGTTTGAATCAGTACCCCCGTCTTGAATCTTAATCGCGAAGGCTGCAGCATTGCTATTTACAGTAACGTCGAGCGCCACCCTATAGTGCTTACCCACGGTAAACACATTGGTTTGATTGAGGTTAGACCAAACGCCAGCCGTGCTGATGATATTACCCTTGCCACCAGATATAGTGGACTCACCCACTTTGGTCCAGTCGCTGTCAGTGTCGAAGGTGCCGTTGGTTATTAGTTCTTCACCGATGATCTTTTGTCTCGGCTTGATATTGTAAGCCTTCCCATCCTTGCCAGCAGCACCGCCAGCAAGAAACATGAATTTTGCGTCGTCGTAAAAGCTCATCCGCTGCAGCTTTCGCAGTCCTCAGGGTTGTCGAGGTTGCAGGTGATCTCTCCAGATTCAATCTTCTGTTCTTGCTTCTTCAGCTTGTCTTGATCCAAGAAGCTGATGTCGTCAAAGTCTTCTTCTTTCATTAGAGTCCTTTTCCAAAGATGGGTTCATAATAGACCTTACCCTTTTCGTCTCGGCAAGCCTTGAGGCACCTTCCACGATTAATACCATCGCGGACATAGCTAACGTGCACCCAATCAGGATTATCTGAATCACCAAACTCCCAAATGAGTTGATCAAACGTAAGGTTGTTGAGTATATAGCGGAAGATCTCACCGTTTGTACAGCGTCCAAATACGTCTGCGTCGAGATCGAGAGCTCTTCCCTGAATGTGCTGACTGCGAACTGAGCCACCGATCGCACGATTGAGCTCCTCTGAGCGATAGCCGCTCGACACGTATATAGGGCACCCGAAAGCGCTCCTAACAGGCTGAAATACTTCTCCTGCAACAGCTCGTAGGTTTTCGATCGTCCAGTCATCAGGTGTGTTATCAATGCCGAGGCGTTTCGCCGTGTTGCTTTTGGTCACTTCTGCGAGTGACAGATTTTTTGACAGATTCATTGTTCAGTCGTCTTCTTTCGTTCTCCACATTGGAGTCCTTGCGTTTCTTCTTAGCGTTGAAGTAGAACTTCTTCACTTAGGAAGCTACGAAGATCTCGGCGACGATAGTACCAGTTGATGCTACCGCTTTGATTTCGGAGATGTCAGCCAGACCGATGGCCTGTGAACCAGTGGCGTTGGCATCCATCTGAGCGTTGTTCAAGACGAAGCTGTCGCCACCACTGAGCTGAACGAAGTATTCCTCACCGCTTCCGAGGACACGGAGGTTGAGGTTGCCAGATGTTCCTGTATGTGTAATACGCAAGTACTTGACGGTAGACGCGACGAACGTTCCGCTTGCCACGGCGCTACCGAATTTCACCACATCTGATTCTGTTGTAGTAACGCTTACGATGCGGTTGTCTACTTGCGTTACGGAAGTAATGTCGTGAACACGAGAACTGCCTCTTTCGACGCCTTCGATCGTGAGCTCTTCACTGATTGTAACTTTGAGTGTAGCCATGGGTCAAAGATAATCAATTAAAGAGTATGCGGTTGAGGTACCCCCGAGTCTCTTTAGGGATGTACTCAAACCACTCCCTAGGATCACCGTAGATGTCTACACCGTCCTCCTTAGCTTTCTCAAGGGCTGCTTTCACCCTACCCTCACCAGCATTGTACGATGCGTAGATACGTGCGAGGCGGTTCACCTCGGGTATTTCTTGTGGTGGGTTCTTGATCCAGCTGAGCTTAGACAGGGCGTCGATCTTAGCATCGCGCATCTGCTTGCTGTGCTCAGGGTTGAAAGGATCCAGTCCTTTTGGAATCAGTCCTCTTTGCTCTAGGTCGGCCTGTGTGGCGGGCATGATCTGAAGCAGTCCTCTTGCACCTGCAGGGGATACAGCCTCTGGGTTACCCGAACTCTCAGCCATGATTTGCTTCTGAAGCCTCTCAGCTTGAGATGATGTATAGTTGGTGGTGTCCGACTGCTCTTGTTCAGCCATACGTGCCAACCGAGCATCTAGCCTTGCGTATCCAGTGCTCTCTTTCTTTGGGTCACCCTTCTTGGGATCACCCAACTCACCACCGAACTGATAGTACCGCTTCTTCTTTAACGACCTCATAGACGACCTCTAAGCCCCTGATCTCTTTGTGACTTCTTGGCGATCAGCTCACCGATGGCAGCCAGACCAGCCATAGAGGCAACACCTCTTTTGATCTGACCCCTCTCCTTCAATCCCTCATATTCCTCCAACCGCTTCTTGAGTTCCTCGACATCATCGGATCTACCAGCCACCATGGCGTTGTCCTTCTCGGCTTTTCTTTGGAATCGGTAGTTTCTCCGTGCTCTCTGGTTTTCGCTGAGTGTACCACCGTCTTCTTTCAAGAAGCTAGGCATGGCCTCCATGTGAGCTTTGTACTCGCGAATCAAGGCCCCAACCTCAGGTGTGCCCTTGGCAGTTTCAATGGCTTTCTCCAACTCGTCTTTCTTGGTGTTGAAGTCCGCTCTCACTCGATTTCTCTGGGCAAGGCTTGAGTCTGGTACTGACCCTCCACCTGAGTATTTTCTAACTGGTTTCATATGGTTGTTATTTGACGTTGACCTTTACAGGCATTGGGTTTCTTGATTCATTGATGATGGGGGCATAAGCATCCCTGAGCATCTTGTATGCAGATTGATCTACAGGAACTCCTCGCCTCTTCAGATCGAAGTTGAGCTTCACAGGATTGTACTTGTACTTCTCGATGTACTCCTCTCTGTCGAGACCTAAGATCTTTGCGTTGCGATCAATGCTCTGATCACTTCTGTTGAAGTCGTAGTTGTCACTCACGGTGTACCCAGACTCATCATCACCCTCAAAGCTGAATCTACCCAAGGCGGTCATTATTCTCCCCTCGGGGGACATCTTGTCTATCTCACTCGGATCCGATCCAGAAGGGTAGTCGTGATAGGTGACGTAGTTCCTCCCATCCTCAGAAGCCCTCTCAATCAAAGACTTCATCATCTCCTTATCCTCCTCTGTGAAGTCCCGATCACTCAAAGACTCCTGACCCAAAGCAAACTTCAAGAAAGCATTCGCATTGGAAGGTAAGATCGGACCCATAGCATCAAGATCCTCCTGACTAGAAAAAGGCCCGCTAAGCAGAGCAGCAAGAATCTTCTTGTAGTTGATTGGGGGCTCCTTGCTTACTCTCATGAAACAAAGATAATAAGAGACCGATTACCCCAAACCGTACACATACATGGTGAGAGGCTTCCCTTAGTCAGGCACCTACCTAAAGGATATAGGTACCCTCGCGCCATAAACATTAACCGATTCTATCGTGCATACACAAAAAACAGTCTGGAAGCTTAAGCACTTTCTCAATCAGCTTGATAGTGTAAAGGTATAAACAAAAATCTGAAAAGTCAACCATAAACAATCAGTTTAAGTAAAGCCTCTAAGTTGCTGTATACGAACCGCTTAAATGCTTTTAGGTGAATATGCTCGATCATGTCAAGGTCCCAGATCACCGAAAAAAAGGATCAGAAATGCTTAGAGTGGGGATTATATGTATCTATACACGCTACGCATTTGAATCAGAAACGCACTGAGTGATGGCCCCCCTATAGTCCCCCCACAGAATCCGCCATACATTTCAGCTTTCTTAGTATCTAGATACTAACAGCATTAACTCCAACAGCATCCTTCATCTCTCCCCCGTTGAGACCAATGCATTATGCAACGAGTCTTAGCAGGAGGGAGAACAATCAACCCCCTAGATTCCAAGCCATTACGAATTCACCCTAAGAGGGTGGACACATCCAACCCCAAACAGAACCACTAATACAAATAGAATCTTATTCTATTAGTATTAGAATACTCAACAGAAACTTGCAAATCGGTCTTGGCGGAGCGGCGTACCTAGGCCGTACTGATGCGAGTCAACTGGTTGACTTTCACGTTGGTACCGAGGCCAGTTCAACCTCTACTACAAGGTAGTAGGCTGGGGGCCGAAAACTTATATAGCGTTATAAGAAAGAACGAAGTCAGAATGACTTCTTTCTTATAACTCTATATAATATCCAAATCATGGACAACTTCAATTTCAACCCCTGTCTCAAGGCCGTCAACAAGGTTCAGTTCCGTCCCACGGAGTACAGAAAAGCCCAAGCCCTTGAATTGCTTTGGGAAGCAATCGAGTATGTGGAGAGCCTCGAATCTCCAACCCCGAAGTCCAAGGAAGACACGCCTAAGCCTCAAAGAAAGGCTTCACCTAAGCGTTCCAAGGTGAAGGTGAAGAAAGCCACCCCATCCCAGAGGGTTGCTGACCGACAGGAACGTCAATTCCACGGCAAGGCTGACTCACCTGTGAAGCCTCAAAAGAAGGCTCGCAAGGCTTCGGTGGCTAAGGCTCGGAAGTCGGCTCTTCAGGTAAGCGAAGCAACGGGGGCTGCGGCCCGAGCAAAGGCGAAGCAATTGGCCTCTGCAAAGGCTGAAGCCAAGGAATTGCAGAAGCAGTTGGAGGCAACCATGGAGAAGCTTGCTTCTCTCCTCTGAACTCAAACGACCTTATTACTCACTCTTAGTACACACTCTCTTCAGTTATGAAGAGTGTGTACTTAGAGAGAGTTAAACCTTAAATCCCAAATCAATGAATTTCAAGCATTCCCTCATCATGCGGTTAATCGATGAAATCGAAGGCATACTCGAAGCCAATGGATTCAACTCAGGCCTACCTGAAAATGAAGACCTATACGAGATTCAAATGGACTTGATTGCTCAGTCCGTCCTAATGGAAATCCGCTAACCCCAAATCATGAATCGGTACAAGTACTCCGACGTGCTCGGAATCCAAACTCACCTATACGCTCCAGAATTGAACGTGTTGGTGTTCAAGAACTTCGATGAGTTCCCATGTCCTCAAATCGTGGAGCCAAGAAAGGCATACGATTACTACGTAAAGAAATCTCAAACCCGTCACAAATGAAGAATCTTTCAGACATCAAAGTTCGCAAGGCTATGCGTTCCAACCTCCGTACGTGGTGGAATGAGGCAACCGAATTGGAACGTGAAGCGGGAGTCATTTGGTACTCCGAGGCTCAGGCCTTCGCCAAAGAGTTGTCAGTGCGTTTCAACGTGTCCCGTGAAGTGGCGGCAGGAGTCATCTCAGCCCTTTCTCCGAACAACAAGTGGGAACGCAACAAAATCGATGCCGTTGCAGTGTTCGAGGCAGTTCAGGCAGGCGTTCCAATGGATCGTGTGAAGGTGTGTACCTACAATTCCAACAAGGAAAAAGCCTTCGAGATTGCCAAGGGCAACCAATCCATCCTGAAGCAGTCCCCCAAGACGTATGCCTTTGCAAGGAATGTGGGAGAGATGGACGAGGCCTTCGTCACCATCGACAAGTGGCACCTTCGGGCTTGCCAAACCATCTCCAAGAAGCCCAAGGCATGCAAGGAATCGTGCACCGCGAAGCAGTACCGCCTACTGCAGGACGACTGCCTGAAGGTAGCCGCAGAGTACGGGGTCAGTGGCCACGTCTTCCAAGCCACCATTTGGACCACCATCCGAAACCGCTGGATGGCCTGACCATTAGTATCTCTTAGTACACACTCTCTTCATTTGTGAAGAGTGTGTACTTAGAGAAACTTAAAGACGAAATTCACCACCACAAAATTCAATCATCATGCAGAACAGCACACCACAATTCCGAGTGTTCAAGGTCAAGTTCCTTGGGCCTACCAATCACAAAGGTGCACGAATCGGTATCTCAGAACCGCGTGCCAAGAACCTCGAGGGAATCAAGTCCCGCAAGGTCGTCTCCTACGACTACGCCATTGGAAACATCGTGTCTCAGGGAGTGAAGGAACTTGAGGATATGGGCTTCAACGTCACGGGGTACGGAGCAATCGACGAAGATTCATACATCATCATGTGTGACAATTGGGGCGAAGATTTTGTTGAAATCAAATGAAACGCACCCTTAAATTCGTGACATGGGAAGGGAAGCTATGGTACGTAACCCGTGAGTTCTCCGACCAACGACACCTAGACAATTACGCCGCATACATGAAGCGGAACAAGCGAATGACACTTGACGAAGTGTACGAAACTCACTGAAAATCAACGAATTAAATCAAATCAAATGGCAACACGAGCAACCATCATTGTGGAGGGACAGCCCTCCGTGAAAGCATACAAGCACTGGGACGGGTACGAAGAAGCGACCCTGCCTTGGCTTGAGGAGTTCAACAAGACCTTCACAGATGCACGGGGCGACGACCCTGACTACAAACTTGCCCAACTCCTGCGGTCAAGCGCATTCGAAGCAGAGAAGTACAATCTCGACGCATCGAGAGCCACAGGTTGGGGTGTCGTCCCCATCGACGCAGATATGTGGGAGGAGTACGAGTATCACCTCCATGCAGACGGAAGCGTGTCCGTCAAGACAGGCAAAGACATCGAACGCAAAGCAAACTGACATGAAGTACGCAAGACAATGCTCCGTCACAGGAGAAGGCATGAACAATGGATGGGTCTTTGGAGATGGTGTGTTCTACGCCAAGTACGAGAAAGACGCCTTGGCTGAATGCCGCAAAGACAGGGACGCTATCCTACGAGACATTGACACACTGACGTCAGAGGACATACAAGACCCCACATCGTGGTGGGAGTTTGCGTATGCGAGAGGCAGGGCCATGCAGGGCGCGGAAGATGACCATGACCTGATGACCATCGCGTTCCAGACGGACTACGCATACTACACGTCGTGGGAGGACCAAGACGACTACCAATTTGAAACTCAAGAATTATGACTATCGAATCACATACAGACCTCGAAATCCGCGCTGACATCAGCGATTGCTTCAACAAGGGTAGCCTCGACGACTACCGACCAAGTGCGTACCAACTGCTCGTAAAGTATCTACGTCGGACTCACGGGTTCACAGACGATCATATTGACGAGGTAGTGGACCGACTCGAAGAGCAGGTAGCAGAACACATCATTGAAATCATCGAATCCAAGCAAGCATGACTAAATCAAACTTCCCCACCCTCGGCTCAGCCGTCCTGCACCTTAGCGGATATCACCACGGCGAGTTCCTCGACCGCTTGAACGTAGTCGCACGTCACGACCCAGAGTGGGTGCGCAACATCGCTGACATCATGATGGCGTTCGATTGGCAGAGCGAAGAGGAGAAAAAAATGATGCTCAAGTGGTCACTCAGGGAAAAATTCACACAAGCAGTAAACGCATGAACAAGTCCACACTACAAGATTGCCTCGCCATGTTCGAGCGGCTCGACATCCACGCTGAAATCGAAGACGGGGCCATCCTCGTCCAGACCATCAACCCAGACGTGTACGTGCAAATCTCCAAGCAGGAAGTCATTTGGCGAGCAGACCAGTACCTCGAACATCAAAAACAAGAATCATGACACAAGAACAATGCGAACGCGCCGTCAAGGCACTACATGACGAAGGCTTCACTGCATCTTACATCCAAGGAGCACCTGACGACCACGGAGTGTGGATTGACATGGTGTGGAACGACGACATGAAGGATGCCTTCAACTTCCGAATCCACCCTGAAGAAATCATCTTTTGGGAGTCCCATATCACCATCACACAACAGCAAAATGATTGAACAACACACATTGGACCGCCTCCGTGAACGTCAGAAGTTTTCGGGTGGCTTCGAGACAAGCCTCATCGAAACCTACCTCAAGGCAGACGGAAACAACAAGCGTATACTCGAAGAGGCCTTCAGGGGCACAATGTTTGACCTGACGGACTAACGTATGAAAAAGGGAGCGCAGTCGGTGCGTACATCTACGGATGGCAGTTGTGTTCGAATCCCAACCTCCCTTCCTTACCGCCCCGAATGATTTGAGTCTCTACCCTGTCTGGTGAGGTGGGGCAACCTGTCATGTAAGTGATTAAACTGGGTTTCGGCGGCGGCATGTTTGCATGAAAGTCCCCATTAAGGTTGTCAACGACTGACGGCTCGGAAAGACGAGCACTATGAGCGGGGAATCACTCTGGGAGTGCGGCGATGAAGGTTCGTCGTTAGAAATCCCCAACTGAGGTTCGAATCCTCCCCCGCTCACTTAATTCAATCACATGACATACGAAGAAATACTTGAAACCCCACCGCAACCCGTGGTGTACTCAATTGAATTCCCCAACGGAATGTTCTACGTGGGGAGGAGTGTGGACGTGTCAAGGCGTGCGAAGAAGCACTTCCAAACATCCATGCTTTACAAGCACGACAACCTCGCAATGAACAGATGCTTCGTGAAGTACAAGGATGGGGTCGTGTGGGACATTGTACGATCGTTTGATAGCGCAGAAGATGCCATTGACTTTGAGTCAGCTTACATTGAGGAATTCTGGGATGACCCCATGTTCCTGAACCAGAAACGTGGAGACAAGATTGACGCCTTGTACAATGAGCGTAGACACACCAAGCCTGTGTGGTACATGAACCCGTACACTGGTGGTATGTGGCGCGACGAAACAGCGTCGACCATGAGAAAGGTCATGGGTCATGCGGGTTACGGCAAGCCAAAGGGCTGGGGTCACATTGCAAAGGGCAATACTCCAGAAGAGTGCAGAACAGATGCAGAGCGCATCCTTAAACGTGACTTCAAAAAGCTGTGCATTCAGGTACACAGGAACTCCACTCCTACATGCAAGGCCATGTCTGAATCATACCTGAAGAAGCACAGGGAGAAGCTACGCATCAAGGCCATCAAACGCAAGATGATTGTGAAAGACCTAAAGACAGGCAGGGTGTGGCTATCCAAGAAGTCAGATCTAACTGGAGCTCAATCACGTGTGAGGACAGAAGGTGTCCGCCCATGGAGTGAGTACAGCGTGAGAGGATATGGTCAAGCATGGCCTGAATTCAAGCCCGCCAAGCGGGGGTGGTGTGCCGCCCGTGCCGTTGTAGCCATAGTTCCTGACGGAACAGCGATCACATACGAAAGTGTGGGCAAGGCGGTGCGTGACCTATTCGAGGTGGAGGACAAAGCAAAGAAAAAGCATTTGTCCAAAGCCATTCGCCTTGCGATTAAACGCAACGGCAGTGCATACGGATACAAATGGAAATACGAAAAATGAGATACGATTCAATCATGAGTGCCAACCCACTCGATCACGAGTACCGTGTCAAGGTTGAGCACATCTTCAGGGAAGCTCCAGAAGCCTCGAAGCAGTTGGAGAAGCACCTGAAGCACTCACCGCAACTCAAAAGCGTAGTAGTCGACTGCGTGAACTCAATCTTTAATGCATCCATCAATGGATAAAAACTACACACCCCAAACACAGGCGGAGCTATGCCTCGAATGGCTCTGCAATCAAATCAAGGGCTACGAATTCAAGGTAGAAGAACTTGGAGAGGACGTGGTCACAGTCATCAATCAAATCGTAAATCGTTACTCATCATGAACCCACTACAAAGCGCAAAGCAAGAGCTTGAAGCAAGCATCCGTTACTGCGAGAATGCTATGTCATCAGCGAAACAAACCATCGAATCAATGAAGAAGTATCAGCAACAGACAGGTCGTGAGGAGGCTCTCGAACGTGAGCTTGCAGACATGACGGGGGAACGCAACGCTAGAGCCAAGCGAATTGTCGAGCTGAAGCAAGAGGTCAAGGACCTCAAGGTCGAGAACACGAAGCTCAATGACCGACTCATGATTTCAATGAAAGAAGTTGGGCAACTTCAAAGTGAAGTCGATGAGCTTGAACACGCATACAACAACATGAAGCAATACGCTGACAGGCTTCTCGACGAGAACGTAGGGGTTGGCGAGGGCAACGAGGAACTCAAGACCAACATGGCCCTGATGACAGACGAGCTTGAAGAGTTGCGAGGCATTATTGACAGGATGGGCGACGACTCCACAGGAGATTCAGTCACCATCAAGCAGCTTCGTAGAGAACTCGACGAGTTGTCCAAGGCATACAAGGACTCCACCCACGAGGAGGTCACCATGAAGAAAGCATGGCGTGAGCAACGTGAGATTGTAGCCCTGCGTGACGACCAGATTGCCATGCTTGAGCGACGACTCGCCAAGCAGACAGGAGAGAAGGCCTACCCGTTCAAGGAGGGCGACATCTACTACGTCTTCAACGGCCTCGACGGCACATGGATTGAGTCGGTGTGGGATGACGAGTCAGAACGCATCCACGACAGCCCGAACATCCCAAGCCGCCCACACAGGGTGTACTTTACGGTCGATCAGAAGCACGTACTCGACCAATTCAAACCCGAAGATGTCAATGAATGACCTGACATTTCAAACAAACTCGTAAGGCAATAACCTTACACAACACAACGTAAACTACTTAAAATCAATACAATGGAACTTAATTCAGCACAAAGAGAGCTCGCACGCCTCAAGGACAGCCTCATCAAAAGCCACGAACGCGGAATGCGCATTCTCGAAAAGACGATGGGCCGCGTAGGACACCACAACATGGTTCACACAAAGCACCTTGATAGAGCCATCATCAATCTTGAGAAAGAGAACGAACAACTTCGCGAAACCATTGACAAGCTCACTGATGAAATGCAACTCATCAAGAATCTCAACACGCCCAAAATCAAAAGTCGGTACAGGTACACTAGGGAAGAAATCGTAGAGGCACTTATTCAGGCAGAGGGTGTACGAGAGAGAGCTGCAGAAAACCTTGGGATCAACAAGTTCTCCCTGTATCGCTACATCCGAGTGATGGATATCAACGTCCCCACAAAGCGCCGCAAGAAAATCATCAACGGAGTGACCACATACGTCAAGGTAAAATCATGAGACGCAGAACAAAAAGAATCAAGAAGCGGTTCCGAGTGCGCTTTCACTTGGGCAAGGGTGCAAACTACATGCACTGGCAGGTAACCGACCGAGGCATCATGTCAGACTCTGGCGATGCTCGTGAGTACTACAGCCCCGACAAGGTTGAGATTGTGATGCATGGTGCCAAGCTCGGTAACCAAGTGTCCACCGCTCTCAAAATCTTCGAGGGCGAGAACAAGACTGTGTGTGCTTGGGTTGAGTGCGACGCTGTTGACATCAACTACAAGGCCTCCAAGGTGTTCGAAGAGGCTGACGTCACGAACCTTGAGCGCATCATGTACAACCCACGTAAGAACCCGCATTGGTTCACCGAAGATGACCACAACATCGACGACAAAGAATTCAGAAAACTCACAACGAAACAAAACAAAATCTATGGCTAATTCACTCTTCTCCCTCCACGCTTACCTCAAGGAAGGCATCTGGATGTTCGACGACGAATCACGCAACATCAAGGAAGAGCCATTCGTGGCAGGTGCAGACATCATGTTCGACATCATGAGCGGACGTGAGGCCGATCCCACGATCGAGTCCTGCAGCATTGTGTTCGGTGCCACACCAATCCCAGATCATGACATTCACGTGACACTCTTCGACGAGGATGGTCACGATGGACACTTCTACTTGGTCGAGAAATTTAAGCAGTTCCCCGACATGAAGGGGTTCACCTTCTGGCTGTGCCCCGCACTGCTTCAGTTCTTTGAGATTGCACCTACAGACATCTTCGTATCCCTCAAGTAATGCCCAAGCCTCCCAAGAAGCTCGGACTACCTCAGGGTAGGGCCGACCTCAACCACCCCAAGAACCAGCACTCTCCACGAGCCCGTCGCCGCAAGATGCAACGGTTCCTTGACAAGAACTTCCCAATCAAAGATTCAGAAAACAATGAGTGATTACACAGGCCTCCTCCTGTCTGCCATGGAGTTCCCGCTAGACGAGGACCACCACGCAGACGTAGCCAAGAAGATGGTCATCAGCGACATAGAAAATATGGGCGACGAGGACTTTCTAACTCAGAAGTCTTCGGATATTTGCGCCTCTTTTATGAAGGTGTGCGTGGACTCATCCTACGAACAGCTCAACGAGATCAAGTCCATCATGGAGGCTGAGACAGAGCTAGACGATATGGGAGTCGGTGATGATCAGACACGTGTGGATCTCTGGGCTGTTACCCGAGCCGTGCACAACAACTACTCTATGGGCATGTCCGTCCTTTCCCACTACATGCAAATCTTCGAACATCTAAAATCCAAGTACTATGAATGAATTTCTTGAAGAGGTACGAGCCGAGTACGAAAAGCGGCAGGAGTACAAGATCAACCCATCCCGCCTTCGGGAGAACGTAGAGCACAAGGCTGCCATCTCCAATGCGGTGCGACCCTTCTCCACGTTCAAGGAGATTGGCAAGCTGTTCGACATGAACCACTCATCGATCGTGCACTACAGCCGTGAGCACCTTGGCCTCATGCAGTGGTCACCAGCATACCGATTCAACTACGGTATTGCAATGGCCTGTGTGAAGAAAGTGTCAACGGACATGGACGTCATCCCCCTCGACAACAGGTACATGGATGGCCACAAGCAGCTGAAACAGCTGGACAGTATTCTGGAATGGGTGACAGACATGCGGGAACAAGTGATCGAAAAACTTGACGGAAAGTACAATGATCACTACATTTGCAATGTCGAAGACGAATCACCTCAAAACGTTGAGGGCAAACAAGACAACTAATTCAATTCAATATGAACAACTACAAGTTCAAGACCACGAACATCCGTGGCAAGCAGTACGTTGAAGTCAACGAACGCATCAAGTTCTTCCGTCAGGAGGAGCAGTACAAGAACTGGGGCATCCTCACAGACTTCCCCCTCATCGACTCTGATCAGTGCATGTGTGTGTGCTCTATCGTAACCCCCGAGGGTAACGTCGTATCCCAAGGCACAGCACACGAGGTGCGTAGTGCATCCAACATCAACAAGACCAGCTATGTCGAAAACTGTGAGACCTCCGCAATCGGACGAGCTCTTGCCATGCTCGGAATCGGTATCGACACTTCAATTGCGTCAGCTAATGAGGTTGAAGATGCAATCGCGCAGCAGCAGGCCATGGTCGACAACCCTCACGTCCAGAAGCTTAGCAAAGCTCTCGATGCGCCAGTCGAGAACATCATGGACAAAGCGGTGAACTACATCAAGGGTCAGGCTGACAAGCAGAAGGCCTTCGATTCTATCATGAAGAAGTACAGCTCTCAGCTTACTGAGAAGCAGGTTACGGGACTCAAGAAGTTCGTGCGATGAGCAGCTGTTCTGTGAACAAGAACGGCATCTTCATAAGTATGGAAAATCGTGGTAAGGACAAGAAGCTTGTCCCTTGGGCTCTCATAAAGCGCGACGTGATCTATCCATCTGTGAGGCACTGCGTGTGCGAGGAGCACGGAATTGACACCTACCTCGTAGATAAGTCGATAGCAGGCAACCGAATCCGTCGGTTGTTTGCTAGCGAACGTGAAGCACTCAAGGCTCTGGACATGTTCCTCATCTCAAATGGGAAGGAACCCCGACACGTACTTAAGAGAGCATAATTAGACATGACTGAGTTAGTTCAGTGCAGCAGATGTTTAGCCATGCAGCAGGCAGACATCAGCGAAACGATAGCGATCACTTGTCATTTCTGCGGAGAAACTGACGCTGCATTTACAGAAGATTTTATTTAACATGAGAGAACAACTAAAAGCAGCCGTAGGCAAGCCACACCTGTCTTACTCGTCCCTGAAGTACGCACTCGGAGACATGAAGCTTTGGGAGATGTACATGCGGGGTCAGCTCAAGAAAGAGTCTGAAGCCCTGTTCTTCGGCAGCGTCTACGACATGTTGTTATTCGAACCAGAAAAAGCATATGAACAGTTCTACACCCTCGATGATACTAGCATTTGTGACACTATTGGCGGCCGTAGTCCTCGGAGTACGAAGCGGTACAAAGAGTGGAAGGCAGAGGAAGCTGAGAAGGCAGGAGGTAAAGACTTGGTATCTCAAGAGGAATGGAAAAAGGCGCATGAGATGATCCAACGCCTGAAGGATTGCGGTCTGTACGACAAGCGTTTTGCAGGTGGCAAGTATCAGGTAGAGTTCAACGTGGATCTCGATGGTGTTCCACTCAAGGGGTTCCTCGACTGCCTTCAAGAAGGTGACTTCATCGTGGACTCCAAGTCATCTCGTTCAGTAAGCAAGTTCCGCTACGACGTGCGTGGCTTCAGCTACGACATTCAAGCGTACATCTACACCAAGGTCTTTGGCATCAAGGATTTCTGGTGGGTCGTGCAAGAGAAGAACTATCCGTTCTATCCTGCCGACGTCAAGTGTTCAGAAGAAACCCTCTTCAATGGAGAGATGAAGTTTCATCAAGCGGTCGAGAACATCAACAACTGGCTCAATGGAAACAAAGAAACAGTGGCCCACTACGCCGAGTTCGTTGTCTGACCGAGACAAGATCATAGCCACGGTCTTGTATCTACTATGGCTCTTTTTTTAACCCTATAATTTTTTAAGTATGAGCGACAAGCAATACGACAGCGTACTCGTTGGGTACGCAGAGGAACCACGCTTCAACGAAGACGGTTCATTGAGAGACTGGTCAGTCCGTTTCAAGGACGCAGAACTCAAGGAGATGGTGGAGAAGTACGCCACCACACGCAACGAACAAGGCCAAGGGGGTAACCTCTACGTGACCATGTTCATGTCTAAGGGCGGTAAGGCATGCTGCCGAGTGTTCGACCCTAACAGCGCTGCTGCCAAGGAACGTCGTGCACAGAAGGAGGCCAAGGCCCCTGCCCAAGAATCAGATGCCCTGCCATTCTGATAAGGCACCCATCTATCACATGACCGCTCGTGTCGCCTTCAAGAAACGGAAGGTTGTACACGAGCGTGTTGTGTGGGTGGTATCCGTCTTTGAATCACCTCATGACATCCGCAAGTACGACTACAAGACGATGTCCCGACTGGAACAGGAGCTCTACGGGAAGAACGCCAAGTCGGAGAAGCACATCATGATCAGGGAGATTCTCACGAAGAAGTTTATCTCAAACTCAACACTTACTCTAGATGAACACAAGCAGCAAAATCAAGCAAAAGTGTAAGGAACTTGAGGACCTACTCCTCATGAAGAACTCAAAGTATGGAAACTCAGCGCTCGAACCGCTGAACGTTTTCTCAGAGGCGGGGGCGGTCGCAGGCATCAAGATGCGCATCGACGACAAGCTCAAGCGAATCAAGAATGCAGGTCTCGTTGACGCGACGGAGGATACGTTGCAAGACCTCGCTGGTTATCTCATCCTCCTCATGATTGCGAAGGACAATGAAAGTAACGATTTTCAAAAACGTATTCGACAAAACCAACCCCCACGTGATCCATCTAAGCAAGGCGCTGGAGAGGATCAAGAGTGGGCGGTCGAGTACACTAGTATCTGAGGTACGCGGCGGTAATAAAGACAAGAAGAAGGAGCTCCCTGTTGTATGTTTCAGCGGGGAGTTTTCGTCTCGTTCCGACGACGCTCTATTCGAGCACTCGGGTTTCATCGTATTGGACTTTGACCACGTAGATGTAGAAGCAACAAAGCAGTCTCTTGCTCACGACGACTTCATCCAATCGTGCTGGACCTCACCAAGCGGCGGGGGGGTCAAGGCTCTGGTGCGCATCACCAACCCAGAAAGACACAGGGATCACTTCCGATCTCTGGTCAAATACTTCGAACGCACCCACGGTCTAGAGCTGGATGAGTCTGGCATCAACGAGTCACGTGCCTGCTTCGAATCGTACGACCCCGACATCATCATCAAGGATGATTACAAAAGATTCGGTCACTTCACCACTGAGTTTGCTGAAGCACAGACACCGACTAACGAGGCGTACGACTTTACTGACTACATGAAGCTAAACTTGGCTTGCCGTATGATTCGGCAGGCTGAGGATGGAGAGAAACACCGCATGCTTGTGCGAGCCTCCCGTCTGTGTGGTGGATTCATCGCTGCAGGAAGGATGGAGGAGGAGGAAGTAGTCAGGGTTCTTCACCGAGAAATATGCAAGAGGGATGTAGAGTCTGAGTCTCACGCCCTCAACACGATCCTTGACGGGATCAACTTGGGTAAGAACATGCCCATCAGGGAACTCGTTGACGAAGAGAAGTCAGCCAAGCGCGAGCTTCTCATCAACGACGGGGACATGTCCTTCATCTCCTCAGACGACTCCGACTTCCGATGGATTGACGACTACTCACAGGGTAAGATTCAGTTGGGGCTCGGCACAGGTGATCCTAAGTTCGATGAGTTCTTCCGCTACAAGAAGGAGTTCCTCATTATCAACGGACACTCCAACGTAGGTAAGACCACTACAGCCCTGTACCTTATCGCAAACTCTGCCGTCCAGCATGGTTGGAAGTGGGTGATTTACTCCTCGGAGAACAGGACCGCATCCGTAAAGATGTCTCTGATGCAGTTCGCCATGGACAAGAAGGTGGCAGACATGACCTACTCCGAGAGGAAGGAGGCATACAGCTGGGTGCAGGAACACTTCACCGTGATCAACAACGAGCAGGTGTACAGCTACGCAGACATCATCCTGTTCATGGAGAAGGTGATGCGGCAGCAGGATATCGACGCAATCTTCATTGATCCGTACAACAGCCTCAAGCTGGACATGAAGGGAACCAACATCGGCGTCCACGACTACCACTACGAGGCAGCCTCAGAATTCCTGACGTTCAGCAAGGCCAACGACATTGCCGTGTGGCTCAACTGCCACTCAGGTACAGAGGCTCAGCGCCGCAAGGGACCCGACGGTTTGCCCGTTGCTCCATATGCGGAGGACACAGAGGGCGGTGGAAAGTTCGTAAACAGAGCAGATTGCTTCGTTACTATTCACCGAAAGGTTCAATCAGCCGACCCTAACATACGGAAAATGAGTGAGATACACGTCAGAAAGGTTCGTGAGGTAGAAACAGGCGGTGCGCCCACTCCATTGGAGGATCCGTACTGCTTAATCATGAATCTTTCCCACACTGGTTTCACAACGAGAATCGGTCAAAGGGCTCTCTTCCAACCGATTAACTTTTTGGAGCAGGCCCAAATGCCCATGAACATCAACTTCCTAGGTTGATTTTCAAAATTTCTCTTGGTAACTTCGTTCATATGAAGAAGAGGACGAAGACTCCTAAGAGGCGTACATCCAAAAAAAAACATTTAGGAAGGTACGCTAGCTCCTTAGAGAAGTATTGTGCTGATCAGCTGAAAGAATACGGGTTAGCTTTCGATTACGAGGAGCATACCTTCGAGCTGATGGAGAAGTTCCGCTTCCCCAACAAGTACTTTAAGATGACTGCAAAAGGTAAGGAGATGGCAGACCGATCTGGGTCTGTCGTTCTCCCTATCACATACAAGCCCGACTTTGTTGGAAGGGATCATGACTGGATCATCGAGACCAAGGGGTATCTACCGTCTCACCATGACTTCCCCATGAGGTGGAAGCTTTTTATGAGACACCTAGTGGGCAATAACGCGAAAACCATTATATTCCTCGCCAAGAATAGTTCTCAGGTGGATCGAGCCATTCAAGAGATACTAGAATCGATCAAGAATGGAGACATCTAGACTCAGCGCCTACTACCTGATTGCTTGCGACAGAGTCCACCAAGTGGTGGATGA